GCTTACGACAAGCGGTATAAGTTTCGAGACGAAACTTTTGAACAACCCATTGTATGGGTGTTCTCCAATGTGCTACCGCCATTGGAATGTCTCTCACGAGACAGGTGGGTGTTCTGGAGAATCCAGAACGAAGAGCTCATCCAGTTTCAACCGGATGAGGTGCAGCAACCGGAAGAAGTCCGGGTGAAGCGTGGAGCTTCAGCTGCGGGGTTTCTGTCACCAGAAACGTTGCTATTGGCTCCAAAGGCCAAACGCACGGGAGACATTTCATGTCTTAGCACACCGGGGCGGTGTACTAGGGAATAAACATTCGTTTATTTTATCTTCGGGGAAGATTAATGGCGGCAAGCAAGTTGCCTGTATCAGTGTATTAATCTTCCCCTCCCAATATATATATCCCTATATATATTTCTTTAACCAATTGGACCAATTGGACCAGACTCTATGCGAGTGAGACGTATGGGGAATGGTGAAATGACGCGAAGGCCATCTCATGTCGACCCATCCGCCATTCTCAAACCACCGGGCAGTTTGGTCCCCCGGAACTCGGGTCCTTTCTTGATTCGCATGCTGTCATGGGATTCGCATGCTCGCCTGGCCCCCGCTACGTTCAGCGGTCGCTTCGCGACTTTTCAGACGGGCGGTCGCTACGCGACCTGCTGAAAAGTGAACCGCTTCACTACGCTGGTGGGGGCCAGGCTCGTATGCGAACCCATAACGACATGACTCATCCGCCGGGCAAAAAGAATAAACGCCCATTATTTTTTTATTACGACTGAGTCAACGGCTTGCGCTCAGTGAACTCTACAACATAGTCTATCGTAATGTTGCAGTTTATGTCAGCGCTAGTTGAGTAGTCAGGCGACATATTCAACACATGATAGTACGCCCTCTCTGATGGAGACGCTCCGCCATTTCCTTTATGCGTCGCGTCCAGATAAGTCGGCCCATAGAACTTCTTTGCATCGAAACTGTACGACAAAGTAGTCATGTTGGCCGCAGAACCAGTGTCGCCGTATATAGTACGGTACACAATGTTACCCATCTCGCGGTTACGCTCACTGTTGGTAACAGGAGTGTCGTCATCGCGAAGCTGGATGCCGACCACAGCAGCATACGTCGTAGGAACGATATACGTAACCGTTATCTTGCTGGAGATCACCCTGAAGTGATCATAAAATAACATATATTGATCAAAGCCGATTGGCTGATGACCACCAGTCGCGACACGCGGGTCATAGCAATCGTCAGCACCATAAATAGCCGCAACAGATGCACCAGATGCACCAGCGGCAATTGAAACGTCTTCAACATAACGAAGCCGTTGAATAGATTTGTCCATACGATAGCCAAATCCGCCTACCGCGGCCGGCAGGCTAGTCGACATAAGGCGGTAATTAGTACCGCCAAGATAACGGCTCCTTGGACGAACAGCCGTCTGCATAGCTGCCCGATTAGCAGCTCTAGCAACCTTAGTACTGCCACGCTTGCGACTGCGGCGTATAGGACGTCGTACATAGACCATAATGCGGAGAGTGCATCCTGTCTATTTGGAATGCATCGAATAAGTAATTAAATGCATTTTACGGTTTGGAGATTCTCACAACCATTCTTGGTCCAATTGAATTAGACCATGGCCAACCGGTTAATCACATGGGACTTTACTCTCGGCAGGCACCTCGAGGAGACTAAAGACAAAGCAGCTAAAGACGTTATCGAAGAACTAAAAGGCCTCGCTAAGAAGTGGGTCTTTCAAGGAGAGCGGTCTGCACCTACGGCCCTCCATCCGGAAGGATACATCCACTGGCAGGGAAGAGTCAGCCTGTGGAAGAAGAAGAGAGCACCAGAGTTGTGGGCTCTCTCAGCAAAGCTAGAGCTTATGTCACACGCCCATTGGTCGCCGACATCAAGCGAAGTAGCCGCCTCGTTCGCCGGGGCTACCAACGAAGCGTTCTACATTATGAAGGAGGACACCCGAATAGATGGGGAGGGGCCGTACAGAGATACGGACACACCCATATTCCTCCAACGAAGAGTCCTTAATATCATGGAGAAAGGACTATTCGCGTGGCAACAGCAGATCATCGACTCCAAGGACATCATCGACGATCGCCACATCAACGTCATAGTTGACAGACAAGGTAATACCGGCAAGTCCACCATTACGGCGTACGTGCGACAACAGAAGATGGCTATCGCCATACCAGCCATGGACGTTCCCGCGGACTACATGGCATGCGTACTAGCCAAGGAGAAGCTTGGCATGTACATATTTGATCTTCCTCGGGCAATGCCGAAGAAGAATATGAACGCCATCTTCTCTGCCATAGAGCAGATCAAAGATGGCTACGCTTACGACAAGCGGTATAAGTTTCGAGACGAAACTTTTGAACAACCCATTGTAT